CTAACTCTTCGTAATTCTTCCAATGCCCCAGAAGAAATACTTCACCTAATAATGCGGCTAGATCTAGTTCTGACCAGCTAGAACCGCTGCCGCTATCAGGTTTGGGTCGTCCATCTTAATTCCACCGCAAACTTCAAGGATGCGATTGATTGTTGGAACGTCCAATGCGTCTTCTAATTTTTCTTTATCAGCAGCAAGTTCTGGTAACTGTGTTTCCAGTGCTACTGCACATGCTTCGACTAGAATTCCTAATGTGACATTTTCATCATTAGAATCTTGTGTCTTTTTTACAACTTCCATAAACTTACGTAGCTGCTTGATTGATAATGGCTTTAACTTTACTTTAGCGCCATTCTGTAATTCAATTTCTTCTACATCATATACTTTTGTAGCCAATTTATCCTCCTTTAGGATTCTAAATTATTATAGCATAAGGATGTTGCAGATACAATAAATAAGCCCCCATTTCTGGGGGCTTATTATTAATAATTAAAATTAATTATTATAGTGCTCTGTCAATAATTAAACCGTATTCTTGACCGACCTTTGAAGCGTCTGGAAGAAGACGGAATGTTACTGGGAATGTAGTTGGTGTTGTACGAGCCAACGAGAATTGTGATTGCTGTACAGACAAAACACGACGAGCATAATAAATACGCTCTGTGTTTGCGGCTGCTGAAGTTGGTGCTTGACCAACTGCAATAAGCTGACGCTCTGTTGGAGCTTCTCCGAGAGCTCCACCTGCAAGCTTTAATACATCGTTATCGGCTTGTACGCCTGATGCTACATCCTTATCAAGAGTATCTGCTCCTTGACCAAAAACAACTAGAACGTTTTCTAATGTGCCTTCGGACATTTCGGTAGCAATCATAACCTCCATCGCAGACTTGAACAGCTTAGCTGTATCAAGAAGCTGATCGACGGTTACTGAATCATATGTTGGGTTATAAGTGATCTGAAGACCATTGTTTGTAAACCCTACGTTTCTGTAATAAAATGCTCCTGAATCAATTCCATTCAATGTTGATGTATAAGATGTGCCTGCTACGTATGCGCCTGCGTCTGCGGAACCTGGTTCTGCATTTTCCTTATACGCTGCTCCTTCTGTAATATCAATGTTTGATATAAATAATGGAGACGCTCCAACGAGAATGTTTTTAGCATTACCTGCTGATTGTGCCATGAGTTTTTATCCTCCTATTTCATGAAATTAATATATATATATTTGGCTGGCTAGGCCCTTTCCTCTATGTCTAATTATAGGGGAATAGAGAGTCTAAAGCAAACTAGGCAAACCTGCCCGTATTGTCTGTAATCCTTGAATATTTAACCTCTAATATTACGTCCGCCGCAAAGAAACCCTGCAGCTCCTCGGACGGGGCTGTTGGAGAAATGTCTGCTATAAATATACTATGGAATTTAAACTTGTCTGAAAGCTTATCCCAATAATTTATATCCCTAGCCGAATCATCCATTCTTCTAAATTGATCTGTCATGAAGTTTCTTATTTCTACTATATCTATAACCTCTGTAGAGTATATTGTAAATAGTATCTGCTCACAGCAAATAAGCCAGTTGTTCTCATATGATAAGCCTATTTTGTCATAGACTATGTGCTTCTTCCCGCTCAAAAATTGATTCATTTCTGGAGCCTGCTGAATTGGCAAGATTGGAATAAGAGTTTCATCTAAATTATCACTATAATAATCATTAGGATTAAATATATTAGCCGTTTTTAGCTTTTCCCATAGAAACTTTCTAAGTTCAAACATTGCATCTAGTTTATAGTTAGGCATTAGATACCCCCGTAAAAGCCGCTAGAAGGGCCGCATCAGCCTCGCTGGCAACACTGTTAGGTGAGAACTTATACTTAACCGTTTTAATCTGTACAGGGACCGTCAGAGCCCTTGTCATGGCAGAATTAAATAATCTTTGAAATCCAGACTTTTTAATAGACATATTGACTAATTGTCCTGTAAAAAAATATTTATAAGATGATAAGAATGAATTTTTAGTTGCTACTCCACCTGGCTTATTTACTGTAACAGATTGTCCTTTTGGCATAAAGACGGTATATCCATTTATGTCAAAAACTAATCTTTCAGACTTTCTAGGACTAATCACAACTGTTTTACCCTGCTCCATAATAAAAGCTTTTTTAATAAATACATGTTTGTGATTTGAATTTTCTGAAGGCACAAAGGATTTTGAATCTAATAACTCATAGTTTAATTTAAAGGATAATCCATCTTGAGCTAACTTATTTAACTTAAATAGTCTTGCTTCTTTTGTTCCTGACTGATCCCATTCATAAACATGATGAAAAGATTTTGGATTAATTCTAGCTTTTGCATCTATATATTCTCCAAAATCCTTGTCTATTTGCCTAAATAATGTTTTGCTAAATGCATTTTGAAAAGCTAAATTGGAGGAGAGTTTAGCTAGCACGTTTGTCTTATAGAATATAGCAGCAGATATTTGAGCTACCGTGCTATCTTTTATTGCACCGCTGACTGGCTGTCCAGACATTAGATTAACTAATCCGCTAGCAGCCTGAAGTGCCATTGCTTCAGACGTCAATTTTCTGATTCTCCGATCTTCTTAAAGAAGTATTATATCCAACAACTGATCCAAACGGATCTGTTATTGGTGTGCTTCCAATAACCTCAAATACTGTTGGAGAATTAGTTGGATAGTTTAATTCATACCATATCGGATTCCCGTTAGCGTCACACACATTTTTTACTTTTTGTCTTAAAGTTAATTTTTCTTCAGTTCTAACTTCTATAAATTGTTCATTAGAATAAGTGTTAGAAAATGTTTGTCTGTCTAAGTTCCTAGACATCGACTGACTGATTATTCCACGAGCATAACAAGGTACAGTTTTTTGATAAATAAACTGTTTTTTAATTACACCAGTGTTTGGATCTTGTAGCTCTTGTTGAGTATATATATCTAAACTCATAGACATCAATCCGTCAACAATATTAAACATTAAACCACAACCATTTGTGTTACGACATAATCTGAAAGCAATTTGTCTGCGTAAGCTGAACCTGTTCCACTAAATGCATTTGAGGAATACTCAAAATCCCAATCTGTTGTAGATATCTTGCTGACATATCTATCTTTCCAAGCCCTATCTTTTGAGAAATAAGATCTCATTATTTCTATTGTTGCTTGCTCAACTTCATCTGGAACTGTGTCCCAGCCAAATCTAGCATATACATCATAATGTCTTCCTCTTTTAAATATATTTGGAGAAACATCATGTATAGATGGAGGAACCATACCATTTGCAATATATGTGTCTCCGTCCAACAAAGTCGACTGATTAATCTTTAATCCGAATCCACTTGTTGTTGGCTCAATTAAATATCCTAAACGATTTATGTTATTTAAGTTATCTATCCATAATTGATCATTTTGGTGTAGTGTATGAAGTCTCCACATTTTAGAAGATAGAGGCAATGTGTCTGAATCATTTCCCATTATTGTAAATGTATTGTCATACAAATAAAATTTCTGTCCAGTGTAATGTTCAACCATTTTTCTTGCATACTTTTCCGCCATTCTTATTTCATGATATGTCTTATAATTTGGATCATTTGAATCGGACCCGAGGCCAAGATCCTCTATCGCTTCTTGAATTGAAATATATGGAGTTACAACATCCAGATAAGTTATATGAGTATGATCCACGCCCTCGTATTCATATTCCCACTTCAACATATATTTTATGTTTCTATCTATATAATTTGTTGGAGGATATGTTGAATATGATCCAACATCTACCTCTGAAGGATAAGCGACAATACTAAATCGTGGTATCGTTGAATTTATTGGAGGAACTATTAATGGATCTTTTGTTATGTCGAAAAATTTAACGACTACGTCGCCATCTGGAACAACTGGCTCTCCTCTTACATAAAGCTTTGTTGTTACTGGCGTATTATTGTCTTTATATATTTCTGCCATTTAGCAGGTTTAGTTATAGTACTCCTGTACCTCTCTTGGCGTAGCCAATCTAAACCCTTCCTCCTTGTCAAAAATTTCTTGTGCTTTTTCAGGCTTCATAGCTACAAAAGGATGTTCTTTTGTGAACGTATGTCCTGCAATATCATATCTATAATTTGCACGTGTCATTCTAACCAAAACCAGGTCATCTTCTAACTCTTGGTTAGGGTCAAACTTTGGTAAAATTTCTGGTGCTTCCTCTTTTGAGTCTTCTATGTTTTTTAGTGTGCTTTGATAGACTGACCAAGTTACGCCTTCTTCTGCCAATGCGGCAATAATATCTGCTTTATTTTTTAGTCCATCTGTTTCTA